AGATAAAGTAATATCACTGGATCTCATATTACTTTATAATGTTATTTTATTCTAATGATTTTATTGAAAGGATTTTATTGAAAGCAGTTTATTGAAAGGATTTTATTGAAAGCAGTTTATTGAAATGATTTTATCCTATGAATAAACTTGTAAATTACTTATTTCTTACACGAGGATGCCTTTCTGGATTTCATTGCCTTTTTGGATTTCATTGCCTTTTTGGATTTCATTGCCTTTTTGGATTTCATTGCCTTTTTGGATTTCATTGCTTTTCTGGATTTCATTGCCTTTCTGGACTTCCTTGTCTTTTTTATTCCACCGCTCATACAATTCCAGGTTTGACCATCCGGTATTAAACCTGAACCACCGGATCCACAATTTCCACCAGCTTGTATCGTAGCACCTGGATTACATTGAGGTCCTTGACACACTGGATTTTTCAATGATTCAGCCCCGATACATCCATCACATACAGCATTCGCCTGAACCGATAATGCACTACTATTGGCACTCATACTAGAACCAGTTGGGGTTTGATTACCACTCGAAACCGGCGCACCAAGTTGTGTAAAAGACGGTACTTGTACATTACCACCACGATATGTTCTCCTATGTTTTTTACACTTACATGACTTACTATGACGTCTATACTTTTTACCTCCACTATGAGTACCATTCATGTTTTGTTGTTTTGCGATTTGTTGATCACGATATAAAATCGCATTTTGTGCTGGGCTAGAAGCACCTGGTAACATAGGCATAGTCTCTACTGGTATTATTCCATTATCCGTATGTGTTTTTACTAGTTCGTGTGGTGGCAATAGGTTATTCATAATACAATATAGAATATATCAAGAAAAAGTTTAAAACGAAATATATAATTGTATGTATAATTATGAATGATTCAGAGAGATTAAATCTACAAAAAATGATCAAGGCAAATGATAGTGAAAACAATACGCACATGATACGCAATTTAAAACATAGTACTAAGATCAAAGATGAAGTTGACTTACTTTTAAAGCTCAAGGTTCAATATGTAGAATTAGCTAAAACAAACCCAGATGAGTTTGATAGTATTTGCGTAAACCAATGTAGTTTTTTATTTAACAATTATACTGATATATTTAACAAGGTGAAAAAAGACGAAATGAATTTAACTATACTACTACGATTGCTTAATGTCTTACATTCAATTGAAGATGGAGCCGTTGATCAACATGAGGGTTCTTTCGAAGTGGGTAAATTATTAAAGGAAATATATATCGACAGTGCTTTAAAAAAGGCCGATAAACTAAATCAGGAAAATGATCAAGATGTAGATGTAAAACCTATTATTGAAAATATTAAATGGAGTGACTATAAAAAACAAACCAACATTGTGTAAATATGAAATATGTATACATAGAAAAAATAGATGAGCATAATATTTAAAACGATACTATATAAAAATATAAATTATTATTATTTAGTATGTCATATACATTATTAATTGTAGAATCACCAGCAAAATGTCAAAAAATAGAGTCATATTTGGGTACTGGGTATAAGTGTATAGCAAGTTTTGGGCATTTCCGAGAATTACCAGGTATAAAATATATTGATGTGGATAATAATTTTAAACCTAATTTTCAACTCATGGATACGAAAACACAACAAATAAACAAAATGCGAACTATGATTAATAATGCCTCGGATGTTTTAATTGCTTCTGACGACGATCGCGAAGGCGAAGCAATCGGATTCCATATAATCGATACATTTGGACTACCAATGAATACAAAGCGTATTGTATTTCACGAAATCACAAAGGATGCTATTTTAAAGGCGGTTCAACACCCTATCACTATAAATATGGACCTAGTTCATGCTCAACAAGCACGACAAATATTAGATGTACTAGTTGGATATAAAATTAGCCCTATATTATGGGAACATGTATCGCGAAATACAAAAACCGGACTATCTGCTGGTAGATGTCAAACGCCTGCTTTACGATTGGTATATGATAACCAAAAAGATATAGACTCCTCTCCTGGTAAAAAGGTATATACTACAACTGGATATTTTACTCAAATGAATTTGGCGTTTACATTAAATCATAGTTTTGAAATTATTGGGTTTAATAGCACTGAAATAAATACAATGGAGCAGTTTCTGGAACATTCACTTGAGTATAGTCATACATTTAATTGCTCACTCCCGAAACAAACTATTAAAAATCCACCTACTCCGTTTACAACCAGTTTATTACAGCAGCGGTCATCCAGTGAATTGAATATTTCACCGAAAGAAGCAATGTCTATATGTCAAAAATTGTATGAAGCTGGTTATATCACATATATGAGGACAGATAGTACTATATATAGTAATGAGTTTATAGAGAAATCGGGCACATACATTACCGATCGTTATGGTAGTAAATATGTACATGAAAATATACATCGACTTGGAGTTAAATCAAGTGATAAACCTAAAAAAAAAAGTAAAAAGGCTGAAAGGGAGCCAATAGCACAAGAAGCACATGAAGCAATCAGACCAACAAATGTTACTGTTGACAAGATTGAGGATAGTTCGTATACCCCAAGAGAGAAGAAAATGTACAGTATGATTTGGTCTAATACTGTGGAAAGTTGTATGAGTCCGGCATTATACTATTCAATTAGCGCTAAGATATGTGCCCCGGCTGAAAAGGAATACAAATATAATAGTGAATTAGTCGATTTTCCTGGCTGGAAAATCGTAAAAGGATACGACAAGGAAAACCCCGAATACCAATTTCTACAAGCCATCAAAAATAATAGTATAGTAAATTATAACAAGATCTTGTCCAAGGTTAGTGTAAAGGATACAAAATCACACTATACTGAAGCGAAGTTGGTTCAATTATTAGAGGAAAATGGTATAGGTCGTCCCTCCACATTTTCGAGCTTAATTGAAAAAATTCAAGAACGAGGATATGTTAAAAAGGAAGATGTAAAAGGGAAAAAAATGAAATGTATCGATTATGAACTAATTAAAGATGAACTAACTGAAATTGAAACGGAGCGGGAATTTGGGAATGAAAAAGGCAAGCTAGTAATACAGCCTACCGGCATAATAGTATTAGAATTTTTGTTGAAACATTTTGATAAGCTATTCAGTTATGATTATACTAAAAATATGGAGTCGGATTTGGATATTATAGCCAAAGGTAATAAAGTTTGGTATAATTTATGCGAGGAATGTTTACATGACATTCATACTTGTTCAAGTCAATTGAAAAGCACTGACAAAGAAATAATTCGATTAGATGAAAATCATGTATATATGATTGGAAAGTATGGTCCAGTTATCAAACAAGATATTAACGGGACTACGACTTTTCTACCAGTAAAAAAAGATCTTAACCTGGAAAAAATACGACAAAACGAATATAATATTGATGACATGGTAGAGTTGGAGCCAAATAATAGATGTGTTGGTAAATATAAAGGTAATGATGTTATATTAAAAAAAGGAAAATATGGAAATTACATTGAATGGGATGGAAATAAAAAATCACTAACTGGGATAGAAATAGATTTGGACAAGGTTGAAATTTCAGATCTTATTCCTATTATTGAAGATACCAAGCCATTAAATACATCTATTGTTAGATTTATTAATAGTGATATTAGCATTCGTAGTGGTAAATATGGTAACTATATTTATTATAAAACTCATAATATGACAAAACCTAAATTTATAAAATTACTTGGATTCAAATCAAACTATAATACTTGCCCTAAAGAAGATATTGAAATGTATGTACAAAAGAATAGGTAGGGTAGGTAGGGTAGGTAGGGTAGGTAGATACACAATCCGACTTATCAATAGATCCCGATATTATATAATATATAGTTCGGGTGGTACACGAATTTCGTAGTCACGAGCTATCTCGTCCTTTAATAAATGAAATGCCAGCGTAAAATTAAAATTATTGTCTTTGAACTCTACTAATCTTCCATCGTGATACCTGAACTTGAATTTTAATTTTCTTACCTTTTCTAATGGTGGAAAATACTGAGATATATTTTGTAAAAAATTGGTTCTCGAATCAAAGACCAATGTACCGGGTGCGCTGGTTAATGGTATTTTAGCAAATGCGGAATTAATTTTACCATTATAGTCATTATTATACATATTATTCGTCTTCTCTGAATATGGATTTAGTTCGGCCATTGTATTAAACTTTTCCATTTCCATATAGATAGCATTGTCACCGGTTATAGCAGTCGACATTGGAGCTGAAATATAATAAGCATGGGCAGTTTCTCCTATTGGTAAAATAGATGTATTTGGTATTAACCATTGTGTAACCGGGCTCGTATAATTAAAGGTTTGAGTCTTATCAGTGTATATTCCAGTATATTCTTCCTTATTAAAACCTAAAAAAAATGGTAGCCCCCAATTAGCATAATGATTCCATACTTCCGGTTGTCGTTCACTTATGGATGCTTCACATGGTACTATGTAAATTATTTGTTCTTGAAATTTGAATATAAAATCGTCAAATGTGTTTCCAAAATAAAAGCGTTGTCCAACACTATCATAATATACTTTAAATCTATCATACGATGGGCTAATTACTCCAGCGCTAATTAAATATTCGTTTACTGAAAGATTCATAAGCGTCTGGATTTCGTTTGCCATTTGTTCAGGTGTGTATGAACCTTCATGAATTGTAATATAGTATGGTGTATCAATCGCTTGAGCTAGTGCTAAGTATTCTTGTATATTTGTAGATACTTTAGGCTCTAAATAAAAAGATAACTTTGTGTTTTGTTGATTGTTACTAAATATATATTGATTATTAGGTAATCCAATTTCAACTAATCGCACTGACTGTATGTTTGTTAAGGCTTCTGGTAGTTCTATTTCAAAATGGTTACTTTGCGGCCATTTCTGTATATCACGATCTTCGCTGTGTATAGTAACTAACTGTCTATCTAACATATAAGTATTTTGTCTTCTAATTAATTGATGTTCATTATTTACATTATACTGAGGAAATCTACTCATTATAATGTAAAAAGAGAAATAATTTATCTCATAACTCTTCAATACACCTTTGGATATTTAAGGGTGTACGACTTTGATTATGTATTTAGAACCAGTATATAGAACCAGTATATGACTGGATAGTATATTGAAATCCGCACAAGATATGAAAAATAAAAAATAATAATATAATCTATATGCCAACAAAAAAACAATATGGAGGAAACGATCTTATTAATACAAATACTAATATTAATACTATTAAAAGAATACCTTATGATATAAAGATTTTTTCAATCATGTGCATATTGGGTGTAGTGATACGCGGTATTTTTATGATAATTGGTAACGATATTGCTACATCTACCATATGGAGTTATGGTTTTAGTATATTGGCCTTGTGTGGTTTACTAGCTAGTTCGTTTGCTCTATCCTCCAGAAATAAAGATTCTAATAGTTTAATTGGATTTTTCAAAATTATACTTAGCAATGCGTTGCCTGTCGTGTTACTTATAGTTATTATGTCATTAGTGTTATATCAAAACATTCATTTTTATAACCAAATAAATGATAACAAAGTTCCAGATGAATATTTCATGTATTCTAAAATCACATCATTTCTTATATTAATTCAAATTGTTGTTGTTCTAAAATACTTGATGGATATATTAGGCGGGACGAATAGTAATGGTTCTACAAATGAAACCAAAATGATGAACATACTTGCTGGTGAGTTATATAATATTAGTTTCATATTTACGATTCTCAATCTTGGATTTATAGCTATATTACAAGTCATATTACAGTTATTTTCTACTGGGGGTTAGGTATATGTAATTTTATAAGTTAATCCGTATTCATTGTCATTTTCCCATATTCCAGAAATTTTTAATATAAATACAGTCGTTGAGGTTGAGTTGAATTTGGAGATTGAACTTGTTAGTGTGTTAGATTCCATGTCATCGTTATATCTAGTGTTTGGGTATAGTTTAATTACGCCAGTTATCAACGCATCATGTATAATATTCTTTTTCTTTTTATTGCTATTATATTTATCTAATATACCGTTTTCTATATTATATATATTGTTCAGTACATTATTATTGTTAACATTATTAATATCATATGTGTGTTTTAGTTTTTTAAAATATACTTCACTTGAAATTAAGTTGAGATCTAGTTGTAAGTATAATCCGTTTAATATAATAATCGAATTGGAATATATTAGTTTTATAAACACACTATTTTCCATAATTGTATTTACAATCGGTTCTATGAAATATATATTATCTACATTATATTGTGAGGTGGTTAATACGATGTTCATTATGTGTTATTAATTTATATTATTATACCTTTATTCTATTTATATGTTTATATATATCTTCAACAGTGTATATTCAATAGTGTATAGTGTATATTCAATAGTGTAAATACTTGGACGATAATATGTGTATCATCCAAGTATATCCGGCATTTGACAAAAAAAGATATAAAGATTCGTTGTAATTATTATTAGTATTGACATGAAATTTTTATCTACCCATTTTAATGATTATATACAAAATTATAATAACTGTTCGCTTCACCCATCGTTTAAAAAAATATATTCAACCTTTCCAAAAGATTTACATGATTTAAAAAACATCATGTTTTACGGACCATCTGGGGTTGGAAAATATACACAAATGTTAGCATGTATTAAAAAGTATAGTTCGAGTGATTTAAAATATGAAAAGAGATTAACATGCGTGTATAATAAGAATAATTACTTCTTTAAAATTAGCGACATTCATTTCGAAATTGACATGGCAATGTTAGGTTGTAATGCTAAGCTACTATGGAATGAAATTTATATTAATATTAATGATGTATTGTCATCTAGAACAAACAAAACTGGAATTGTAGTATGTAAAAATTTTCATAAAATACACAGTGAATTATTAGATTGTTTCTATAGTTATATGCAAAACAATAATACAGCTACTAATATTATTTATATTTTTCTAACTGAAAGTATCTCGTTTATTCCTGATAATATAGTAAACACATTCAATGTGTTGTCTATTCCAAGGCCAACAAAAACATTGTATAACAAAATAACTGGAAATACTAACCAGTCTATTAAGATAGACGAGATTTATAACATCAAAAATTTAAATACGAATACTAATCCGATGCAATATAATATGAAAATATACATCGATCATGTATATGGTATTATACTAAACCCAGGTTCAGTCAAATTTACTGGATTTCGTGATATAATTTACGATATATTTATATACGATATTGACATTAATTTTGTCATTTGGGAATTATTAAAGAAACTAATGGATGATAAAAAATTAACTACGACAATGGTATCCGATATATTTATTGAAATGTTTACCTTTTTACAATATTACAATAATAATTATAGACCTATTTATCATATAGAGAAATTTTTATATAGTATAATAATTAAAATACATGGATTTCAATGAAGCATGTTTAAATCTACAATTGAATGCTCCATTCTCTCAAACTGAGTTAAAAAAACAATATCGCATACTATCTTTGAAAAATCACCCAGACAAGCATATGCCAGACAATGATGGATTTTATGATAAAAAATTTAAAACTATCAATGAGTCTTATCTATATTTAACGACATATATGGAAGAGTCAGACGGACTACCAGTTAATGATGATAGCTATACTTCATTATTTGATGGTTTTCTCTCTTCGTTTTTTTCTAATAACCAGAATGAAGCATATAAGGTAGTCCAGGATATTGTTAGCGGTTGCCATAACTTGTCTGTTAAACTGTTTGAAAATATGGACAAGGATACTGCCATTCAGATATTCGAGTTTATCAACTGTTATCAACATGTATTATATATCTCTAGCGAAACGATAGAACAAATCAAAAATATTATCAACAATAAAATAGAGAATGATAATGTTGTATTATTAAACCCATCCCTGGATGATCTCATTCATGATAATATATACATACTAAATTTTGAAGGTCAAAAATATTATGTTCCATTGTGGCACGCAGAAGTATA